CCGGCCGACCAACTCCTCCTGCATCTCCAGCAGCATGCGTAGCTCCGACGTATCTCCTGCGAACATGTTTATTATCATTTGGTTTCGCAGGAGCATCGTCTCTCGCTGATACGTTGAGTCGAAGCGGCTGAAGTCCGTCTGGACCAGGTTCGCTCCTTCCAGTCCGGCCACGTCGAACACGCGACTTTCTTTGCTGTGGCAATCCATGTAGCGCACCGTCCACTGACGCCCCCGCAACACTTCGTCCGCCGCCGCTATCCACGGCCCTAGCCTGACCCTGTACTCGTCGCTCCGTGGGCATATCAGGCGCGGGTCGTTGAGGCCCGTTTCGAACTTGAGGAACGCCCTGATGTGCGCATGTTCTTTGCGCAATGGCACGAGCAGTGCGGCCATCAGAGCCTCGCGTTTCCCTCTTGTCATCCACGGGCGCGAGTCGAGCCACTCTTCGGTGTCCATCTTGTGCAACCTCCGAATTGGTAACTCGTGGGCGTCGAGGAAGCGGATGCTTTCGAGAAACGGGTCCACGTGCTCGGTGGGAATCGGTACGGGCTGGACTACTCGTTTGCTCAAACAAACGAGCCTGTTTCGATCTGTCATTGCCGGCACCACGGCCTGGGCGTCCAACAGAGGGCGCGCCAGGGCGTGGGCCGGCCGCTCGAAAGGGCTCCAATTTCTTGGGTGGCCGCTCGGCGACAACAGCGCCTGGCCTGGTTTCTATCGCGGCTGCACCTTCAACGATCTTCCTTTCGAAAGTGTTGACCAGATGCGGTACCGCAATGTCAAAAACCTCCCGTCTCGCGGGTCCCAAATTGGAGGACAGCCTTTCTCCCACCTTAACACAGAGCGCAGCAGCTACTAACGTATCTGGTATCTGCGCTTCTGTGTAAATTCCGGTGGTTATTCCACGACGAAACAATCCTGCCACGTGCGCGACACCCTTAGCGTGGTGAACGCACAGGTTCTCGATGATCGATACGGCATAGCGCTCACCGTCCGGCATGACGTAGTAACCCGCGTTCTCAAAGGCTTCGAGCCGAACCCCCCGCACGTCGATACATATGTCGTTGGTGGTCATCGGCGCCCTCATCAGGCAACCGGTCACATCAACGCCACGAATCGTGGGAATGGGGTAACAGACCCAAACTCCTATTGGAACAGCGAGACCTGCGCTAACTGGCGATGTCCATATCTGGTGATAATACATACGTCGATACTTCCCTACTATGGTTCCCTCGGAACCCCACATATTGTAACCGTGATTATATACTGTCCCACCACGCGTCGACATAACGACGCGACCTTTCCCGACATCGCAGCTAACCTCATCATCGCGAGCAGACCCAGGTCTGTAGATGTGGTTAACGACGATCAAAGGCGACCAAACATGGTCGGCTATGTCTGCGGGCAAGATGTGGTGGTCGGAGAAAACCATGAGCGCGGCAGCCTGTGTCCTGCGCACCTTATGGCAGCGCTGGAACGGCCTGTCGCACACTGTGACTCCACAATCCGATAACAGCTCAGGCTTAATTGCAGGCTCAAGCCTGCTCCACCGAGCCATATCACTCGAATCGAGCAACGGCGCACAAATGTGTATTTCGATCCCATTGTTCAGAGCGTGACCGACATTCCTGTTAAGGGAACCGCCAATATCTGAGATCGCTTCGCACCCGATATTCTTCAGGGCGCGGACCACGGAGCCTTCAATAGCACGCCTATAATAAGCGTACCTCGGATGAGTGCACCCATGCCCTACGGCAGTGGCTCTCGTGGGGGCCTTGTAATTGTCCATGGACGAGAGTTGCGTCAACAAACTGGCGCGGATCGGACGGTATACTTGGGGCAATTGAAACCTCTTCAAGCCT